ATGATTAAGGTCAAACAGAACAAGGCATTGTTTTGTAGTCAAGCTTGTTATCACGAACACAGAAAACAAAACGCTAAAGATTCAAAGCATTTGAACAGGATGCATCAGAAGAAACACAAGTATGGCCTGACTGAATCAGAGTACTTAGGGATGTTTGATGCACAAAATAATTTATGTGCTATATGTGAAACTTCATTTGATGATGTTCGAGCATGTGTTGACCATTCACATGAAACTGGAGATGTTAGAGGTCTTTTGTGTGACCGATGCAACAAGGGTCTTGGAATGTTCAAAGACAATCCAGAACTACTAACAAAAGCTATCTCATACCTTAAATTCCCAGACGTACCGAGCCAAGCTTATATCTTGGATATTCGTAGCGGTTGTTGAAAACGTGGGTTCGAATCCCACCGTCTGGACTTATAATTGGTTACATGTGAGTAACCCACCTTGCGGACAATTTTTTTATATTTGTAACATGAGAGCAAAGAGAGATTACAAGAAAGAGTATGCTAAGTACGGGAAGGGCGGGAAAGCCAAGAAGTACAGAGCTAATCTCAATCGCATAGCTAGACGCCTTGGGGTGTATGGTAATGGCGACGGTCTCGACAATGCACACGTAGGATCTTCAAACAAGACAAGGCCTCAAGACGAATCTGTCAATAGAGCAAACAATAGACCTAGAGTAAGGCGCAGTAGATAAAGTGTATGCGCGAGTAGCATAACTGGATAATGCCCAAACCTTCTAAGTTTGTTATTGGGGGTTCGAGTCCCTCCTCGCGTACTAATTAAATTTAAATGAAACAACAGCCTCAAAAGATTGAAAAAAAGCGTGTTCGCAGAAAGGGTGTTCACGCTAAAACTCAGGTGTCAAGTACTAAGACATCAAGGAATTACAAAAAATCTTACAGGGGCCAAGGACGATAACTATGGCTGATTACATCTGTGGGTGCGGAGAGCACGAAGAATCAAAGTCTGGCGTATCTATTAAGTTCGTCAACGACAGGGCGGTACATGATATCAAGTGCCCTTGCAAGCAATACATGGAACTTAAGAACCCAAAGACTGGGGTTCCTAACTTTAAAAGAGATAAACTCGGTCGTGTGTACTGATGAATACCTTGATAGCTGTAGACGGATATGATGTATCTGCTATCTCAATTTGCCCCAAGGGTACACAAGGTGAGGTTATTGAACTCGGTGGGTTGGTCATTGTACTTCCCGCTCAGCCTCCCGAAGAAGAGATTGCAGGATATGGACGTCCAGACAACTTGCAGTTGTGGACGAGGCGGCCTATGCCTGAAGAGCTGTCTAGGATTCGTTCTATGGATGAGTGGGGGGAGATGCCAAGGGAGTTTCGACAGAAGTTTTCTCCGTATATCGAAGAAGAGTTTCGCCGTAGGCGTGAGGGCTTTTGGTTTTATAACAACGGTGTCCCTACATATATTACGGGCAGGCACTACATGATGCTCCAGTGGACCAAGATAGACATAGGTTATCCTAGCTATCTAGAGTTTCAAAAAAATATTTTCGTACATTTAGCAGCGTGTGAGGCGGACCCCCGATGTATCGGGCAGCTCTACACAAAGTGCAGGCGTAGCGGATACACAAATATCTGCTCGTCTGTACTTTTAGATGAAGCGACTCAAGTCAAGGACAAACTTCTTGGCATCCAGTCTAAAACTGGTAAAGACGCTCAAGAAAATATATTCATGAAGAAAGTAGTGCAGATGTTTAGACACTACCCCTTCTTCTTTAAACCCATTCAAGATGGAACGACCAATCCGCGCATGGAGCTGGCTTTTCGCGAGCCGTCTAAGAGAATCACGAAGAATAATAAGACTGCGACGAAGGGCGAGGCTCTTAATACGGTAATTAACTGGAAGAACACTACTAACAACGCATACGACGGTGAGAAGCTTCACTTGTTGTATCTAGATGAGGCTGGAAAATGGGAAAAACCTACAGACATCAGAGACGCCTGGAGGATTCAGAGGACCTGTCTGATTGTCGGAAAAAAAATCGTGGGAAAGGCTATGGTCGGAAGCACGGTAAATCCGATGGACAAGGGAGGAAAAGAGTACAAGGATCTATGGAGGGATTCTGACCCTGAAGATCGAAATGCTAACGGTAGAACAAGATCTGGGTTGTATAGGCTTTTTATACCGTCATACGAGTCTCTAGAGGGCTTTTTTGACGAGTATGGGAGGCCTGTAATAGAAGACCCTATTGAGCCCATACAAGGACTCGATAATGAAGTTGTATCTATGGGCTCCAAGACCTTCCTTAAAAACGAAAGAGAAAGCCTTAAAAACGATCCTTCTGAGCTTAACGAGATAACAAGGCAGTTCCCCTTTACTACTGATGAGGCCTTTCGAGATAGTATCGAAGGAAGCCTTTTTAATGTTGGGAAGATCTACGAACAGGTTCAGTACAATGACGAATTGTTCCCAAACCCTATCGTTAGAGGCAACTTCATATGGAAGAACGGTGAGCAGGACACAGAGGTTGTATTTAAGCCAGATCGACAGGGTAGGTTTAAAGTTGCATGGATGCCACCTGCTGATCTAAGAAATGTAAAGAAGTTTGAAAGAAATAAACGCATTGCACCTAATGCAGAGCTGGGGGTAGGCGGGGTTGACTCCTATGACCTTGATGTCACCGTCGATGGACGTGGGTCTAAGGGAGCGCTACACTTGTACAACAAGTTTCATATGGAGCATCCATCGAACATGTTTGTTGTAGAGTATGCGTCCCGTCCGCCTCTGGCTAAAATCTTCTACGAAGATGTCCTTATGGCGGCTGTGTTTTACGGGTACCCTATCTTAATTGAAAACAATAAGTACGGTATCGCAAGATACTTTGAATCAAGAGGTTACGACGGCTACTTAATGGAAAGGCCTGCTCATACTTTGTCGGCCAACTCCAAGGTGAATGTTAAAACCAAAGGGATCCCATCTAACTCACAAGACGTAATACAGGCTCATGCACACGCTATTGAGGCTTACATACACAACCATGTAGGCTTGAATAGAGAGACTGGGGAGTATGGGAAAATGTATTTCAACAACACTTTAGAGGACTGGATAGGATTTCAAATCCATAATCGTACCAAATTTGACTTGACAATTAGTTCTGGTTTGTGTCTTCTAGCCGCCCAAAAAGGAAAACCTCAAAAACAACAATCTAGCTTCGACGAGAAGAGGTTTTTTCGTCGATATAAGGTACGCGGATGATTTCCTATATTTGCAGTAAATCAGCTGTAAATGTATAATAAAGACAATCCGAAGTCTGGATTTCCAGACCCGCTTGCTGGACCTGCAGAAAAACAAAGCAAGGAGTATGGTCTAAGGTATGCTAAGGCTATCGAGTCCCAGTGGGGCAAGATGACGGATAAAAGTTCTTTGTACGGTAGTAGAAATGAGATATTTAACAGAAATAGACATTACGCTAACGGTACTCAGGACACCAGCATATACAAGAAACTTCTTACCTCTCTAAACCCAAATGACGGTGAAGGGAGCTTGTTGAATATTGACTACACTCCAGTTCCAATTCTACCTAAGTTTGTTAGAATTGTAGTTAATAAAATTCTCTCCAGAAACCCCTATCCAAACCTTGAGGCTGTTGACCCTCTGTCTTCTTCAGAGAAAAACAAAGAGAAGCAGAGACTTCGCACTCAGGTGGCTGTAAAAGACGACCTTAAAGAACTAAAAGAGCAAACTGGTGGGTTGGTTCTTGACGTAGACCCAGATCAACTGCCAGATTCTTTGGAGGAGGCAGATATCTTTTTGGAGACAAACATCAAAACAGATGCAGAGATTGCGGCTCAGGTTGCAACCAACATGACTCTGTCTTGGAACAACTTTAATGACGGTATCTACAGGCGCTGCGTTAATGACCTCGCTTCATTGGGGATGGCTGTCGTTAAAAGAAGCAACGACCCAAACTACGGGATTAAGACAGACTATGTCGATCCTGCAATGTTTGTTCACTCATACACTGAAGACCCATTCTTTGGAGATATAGTTTATGCTGGACACATTAAAGAGATAACAGTCAGTGAGTTAAAAAGAATTGCTGGCAATGAACTAAACGACGAAGACTTTAAAAAAATACTTAAGGTCGCGTCTAAAAAGTCTGACAGGTACTCTGTGACTAGAGATTACAGGGACTACAACAACAAAGAAAACTATGGGGAGTACATGGTTCAAATCCTTGATTTTGAATTTATCTCTGTAGACTGCATGTACTTCGAAGAGAAAGAAAACAGATACGGGAATACTGGTTTCTACTACGAAGGGTTTGAATACAAAGAAAGATCTGGATCTGTGTACGAAAGGACTCCGTACAAGATGGAGATGGAGATGCTGTATGGGGGTACTTATGTGTTGGGTACAAACTATGTAATTAAATACGGGAAGTCAGCAAACGTACCTAAAAACATACACGATCTTTCTAAGTGTCGTTTGTCATACTCACCAGTTGCAACCAACCTTATGGACAACATGCCAAAGTCTATGGTTGACAGCTGCATTGGGTTTGCAGACATGCTTCAAATCACCCACCTTAAACTTCAGCAGGCCATTGCTAAAGCAAAGCCTGATGGTTTGATTATTGACATTGAGGGACTGGAAAATGTTCAGCTCGGCAAAGGAGGGGAGTTGCAGCCGTTGGAGTTGCACGACATTTATGAGCAAACAGGTGTCTTCTACTACAGAAGTAAAAACCCAGAAGGTGGATTTCAGAACCCACCAGTTCGTGAGATCGGCAATAGCATTCGAAACATCAACGAACTTATTGGGCTATATAACCACTATTTACGGCTCATAAGAGACACCACTGGTATTAACGAGGCTATGGACGCTTCTTCTCCAAAGGGAGATGCCTTGGTTGGTGTAAGACAGCAGGCGATTGCGGCTGGAAACAATGCTATTTACGACATTACAAATGCTTCTATGATTTTGTTCAAGAAGGTTTGCGAAGATATCGTTAGATGCATTCAGATTATACCGCCAGAATCTATTCTTATGAAGGTGTATCAGAATGCTATTGGAGACACCAACATGGAGGTTATTTCTTCTTTCAGCGAACTTCCAATGTACAACTTTGGGGTTCAAGTCCACAAAGAGATGGAAGATGAAGAGAAGCAGTTCTTAGAACAAAACATTCAGGTTGCTTTGGCTCAAAAAGAAATTGACTTGGAAGATGCTATGGCTATCAGAAACATGAAAGACATCAACCAAGCAGAAAGGCTTCTTGTTGTTCGAAGAAAGAAGCGCATGAAAGAGATTCAGGCTCAAGCGCAGCAAAACTCACAGATGCAAGCTCAGCAAGCTCAACAGGCGTCAATGGCGGCTAGTCAGGCCAAACAGCAAGAGATGCAGATGGAGGCCCAGCTTAAAGCTCAGGAGCTGCAACTTAAAAATCAGCTTGAAGCTCAACTTGAAGAGGTTAAGCACAAATTCAGAAAAGAGATTGAACTTATTAAGGCTCAAGCAACCCTTGGTTTCAAAACTGACGATCAGGAGTTTAAAGAAAAACTTGAGGTTCTTAAAGAAGATCGTAAAGACGATAGAGTTAAAAAGCAATCTGCAGAACAATCTAAACTTATTTCTCAAAGACAAGGGGAGCGTGGTGAGCTTGAAGAAAGCTCAACTGAACCATCTTTTGATATGAATGAAATTATCTAATAATGGCTAGTAAAGTAAATCTTGATATCTCAGAAAAGTTAGACATAACCTGCAAGAAGGGTGACACGTTTAACTTAGGCCTTTTGCTTAAAGATTCTAGCGGAACTGCAATTACTCTCTCTACAAGTAATTATGAGTTTTTGTTGCAGGTTAAGGGGGCTAAGGATCCAAGAACAAAAAACCGACCATTGATTATGGGTACGGCTACAAAAGGTAAATCTGCTGAAACAAACGGTAAAGCAGCAAACTTTACAGTCACTGTAGATGATGACGGAAATGCAACTTTCTCAGCGTCTAGTTCTATTATGGAGAGCATAGATGCTGGGAGATATGTGTATGACATTCAACAAATCGTAGGAGACGTTTCTACAACTATTCTTGAAGGGAGATTTATCGTTAACGAAGATATTTCTAACCTAGACGTCTAATGGCTATTACGGTAAACACAACGCAGGGGACTTCTATAACGGTCTCTGTATCTGGTACTACGCAAACTACGTTTACCACAACTACAAACTCAATATCTGTAACGTCACCTACAAGCTCTACGATAAGCGTTCTAGGAAAAGGAGTCAAAGGTGATGCTGGTGATACGGGTCCTGCTGGAGAAGGATTTGTCTCTGGAGGAACAGAGAACCAGTTTATACAGAAGAACAGCGCTGTTGACTACGACACTAAGTGGAGCGCGTATACGCTCCCTGCTGCTGACGGGGATGACGGTCAGGTTCTCACTACTAACGGTGCAGCAACCGTTACGTTTGCCTATCCGAAGACGATTGCAGAGGACGTAAAGAACGTCAGTGGTGGACCTCTCACTAAGGGTACTCCTGTACACGTCACGGGGTCTGTCGGGAACCTTGCAGAGGTTATTGCTGCTGATGCGGCTACGAACTACCCAGCACACTTCGTGCTTAATGAAGACCTTGCTGACGATCAGGAGGGGTTGGGGATTGCCATCGGCTTTATCAACAATGTAGACGTACCTGACGCCTCTATCTACACAGAGGGTCAGACGGTGTATCTCGGAGAGTCTGGTGGGTGGACTACTACGAAGCCTACGGGGGCTAATGCTATCCAGAACCTCGGTATTATCATCAAGGTAAACACATCGGGGAACAAGATCTCTGGGATCATCATGGGTGCTGGGAGAGCTAACGACGTCCCGAACATTGCCACTGGTAACATCTGGGCAGGGAATGCAGACGGGGTGGCTACGGCTACAGACACAGCTTACATCGACATCGCTAACAGTAGAGTCGGTATCGGGACTACTTCACCAGCTCAGAAGTTAGATGTAAATGGAATAGCCCTAACTAAGGGTGTTAGAGCAGAAAGCACTACGGACTACTCTTTGATAACTAGAGACAGCGCTGGTAATACAGTTTTGTATGTTCAGTCAGCGAACAGCAACACTAACCAAACAATCGCCAAATTCAATTACGGCAGCACTACGGCTAATTCGGGCACAACAGTATTAACCATTGGTAAAGACATAAGCTATTTCAATGCCACTAACGTCGGTATCGGGACTTCTTCACCAGGCCAAAAACTAACAGTTGATCAAGGTGTTGGAAATGTAAACCAAGGTATACCAGCAACTACAGGAAGTGCGCAAAATGGAATTTTAAGGTTGCAACCAGGCGGTCCTTATGGTGAATCATTTGATTTTGGGATGAATGTTGCAACAACTTACGCTTGGATTCAACCTACAAACAAAGGAAATCATTCTGTAAATTACAATTTATCTTTAAATCCAAACGGCGGCAACGTCGGTATCGGGACTACTAGTCCAGCTGAGAAATTATATGTTAATGGTAGAGTTCAGGCAGAGAGATTTAGAACAACCACAGGAGGCATCCCCGCCTTTGCTGCTTATTACTTCTTAGGAGATGCTGACACAGGTACTTTCCAACCAGCAAACAATATGTTTGGTATTACTACTGCTGGAACTGAAAGAATGCGTATCGACTCTTCAGGCAACGTAGGTATTGGTACTACTAGCCCTGGAAACACCTTACACGTACTAGGTGATAACAATACAACTCCTGTGCGC